ATGAGAGTGCTTTATAGCCGAAACAAGTTTCTTACAAGTCGTCTTGAAATGATGGTATACAAACAGTTTGAAAAATTTATTTCCGAATACAGGAAATAGAAAGGACTGATACTATGGCAAAAGCTCAGAAGCTCCCGTCCGGAAACTATCGTGTTCGTGTCACTGATCCGGAAACCAAAGAGCGCAAGTCCTTCACAGCTCCGACAAAAAGAGAAGCTGAGCTTGCTGCTCTTGAATGGCTGGGCGGCAAACGCAGCAGCTCCGAAAGAAAAACCGTCGGTGAGTGTATCGACGATTATATCGCAAGCAAGGAAAATATCCTCAGCCCTTCTACGATTGATGGGTACCGAAGAAGTAAGAAGAACTGTCTCAATGAGCTTTGTCATGTACCTCTCTGCAAACTAACTCCACTGGACGTTCAAAAACATATTAATCAGCTCTCTCTGACTAAGTCTCCGAAGACCGTCCGCAATGCTCATGGGCTGCTTGTTTCCGTTCTGAATGTCTATGCCCCGGAAATCAATCTTCATACAACGCTGCCTCCAATGCAGAAAAAAATAAAGCAGCTGCCTTCTACTGAAACAGTTATAGCTGCTGTTATTGGATCTGATATTGAATTGCCGTGCCTTCTGGCTATTTGGGAAGGCTTGCGAATGTCTGAGATCAGAGGATTGAAAAAATCAGATTTATGCGGTGATGTTCTAACTATCCATGATACTATCGTCACCGTCGGCGGTCAGCATATAGCAAAACATCAAACCAAAACCTTCGATAGTACTCGTCAGATACGTCTTTCACCGTATTTGATGAGCCTTGTATCTCAGCTTCCAGAGGATCAGGATTATTTTACCATTCTAAGCGGCCAAGCTATTTATAAGCGATTTTCACGCTTGCTGGCTCGAAGTGGTATAGATCACATGACCTTTCATGATCTGCGTCATCTTAATGCCTCGACTATGCTCGCACTCGGAGTGCCTGATAAGTATGCTATGGAACGTGGTGGCTGGAGCAGCCCACATATAATGAAGTCAGTCTATCAGCATACTTTCACTAAAGAACGTCAGGCTGTAGATACACTTGTAGATAATTATTTTCAAAAAATTATTGATTATTTGGACACAAAAATGGACACGAAATAAACGAAACGCCTAAATACAGCCTGTTGTTTGGTGATTCGCAGGGGTTCAATTCCCCTCGCCTCCACCAAATAACAAACCGCTGTATTTTGGGAAAATCAAAATAAATCCCATAGTACAGCGGTTTTTCTTTTTTGATATTTTTAAGCTAAACTAAAATTTTATTGTAAAAATTAAGAAAAACTAATAAAAGTGGACACGAAAATGGACACAAAAATCAGTTAAGAAGGCAATGTATTTAGGTACTTAAAATGATGAACAAAGGAGAGTTGATCAAATGAGTACCAAGAGAATCAAAAAAATATCCGAGCTTTTGATGAAGCTCGGAAGCCAGCCAAATGTCAAGGGGTTTCAATACATCAAACGAGGGATAGAATTTTGCCTGAAAGATCCCTTATCGGTGACGAACCTAAAGAAGCTGATCTATCCAAAGCTGGCTGAGGAGTACAAAACAACACCGGACGCAGTTGAGAAGGCTGCGAGGAATGCGATCAAGAGTGGCTGGCATCGAAGGGATAAAAAGCTTACAGAAGAGATTTTCGGAAACACCTTGCAGAGTGAAGAAGACAGCCCATCGAATTCACTGTTCATAGCAGCAATTGCGGAATGGATCAGCGATGATGAATCATGAATCTGAAATAATTGAAGAGGCATACTGAATGAGCTGGCGGTTTTTCGGACGTTTATCAAAAACTGTATGCAAGGCGGAGCTTTCGTCCGACCAGGCAGCTTTGACAGCTGTCCGGATACATTTTTCGACTATAGCAGGTTTAGTAACGTAAAGATCAGCGATATATGGATAGAGATTTTTGGTGATGCAGTGAGTAAAGGTATGGTCCTGAGCGGTCAGCAGTATTGCTTTCCGGAGAAAATAGCGTCCTTGAAGCAGTGGTGGAATTTTCCAGGCGGCAAGGAGCTTGTCGGCAAGAATTGAATCAGGGTTCATTATCTTCCTCCTGAATGAGGAGCCATTCACCGAGAGCTGAAACGAAAAGGGCGTTTGAAGGAATATCAATTTCACTTTGCAGTAAATGAAAGAAAACCAATTTAGAGAAGTTCAGGTCACGTTTATGCCAACCGGACTGAATAGAATTACGGATAGCTTTTTCCACAGAAGAAGGAGTCGTAGTGAATTTAGCTGCGATCTCAGAGTAAATATTGCTCATAGAAACTGGAAGTTCCCTGTTTTTGATATATAGAGGAACAGCCAGCCACAGGTAATGAAATCCCTTTGCATTAGGTGATATGCCAAGCTGAAGCAGACTTTTTGAAACAGAAATATCACTCATAAAAAAATACCTCCCAGGTGTTTAACAGACAAATTATACCATAATTTGCCAGAAACAGACCTGGGAGGTTTTATCTTTGAATGTTCGATTATGTCGAAGTTTTTACGTCTCAGTCGATCAGACCGCTGAACTCATGGTCATCGATGAGCTTATCGTCAATATAGACTTTCAGGCGGTGCTTTGATGAGCCGTAAACGTCAGCTTTTGAGAGCTTGTAGTAGCTGTAGAAATCGGAGCAGACGCTGTAAGCAGTTGTAACAGTTTCATCACCGAGCCATTTTGAGCCGGTACGGACATCAACATGAGTTGCGGTGTAGGAGCTGTCGATGTTGGCGATACCGCAGAAGCCGATATCCTGAGCGGCACAGCTGACGATCTTAGAGCTTATGGGTTTGCCGCTTTTATCGTAGCAGACTATATCCGCAGCGTTACCGTTAACGTGCTGACCTGAGCCGCTGCCGCCGACAGCTTTGTCATGAGCTGAGCAGCGATGACCGCTGTTGATGATTATGTATTTGCAGCTGAGAGCCTTATGAAGCTTTTCAAGCTTTTCGGCGAGATCAGTATTTATGAGAATGCTGTGAGATTTGCCGCATTTGCAGCGGAATTCCCGGACACTGAAATGTTCAGTGAGCTGTGAATTGTCGGAGTAGCTATAGGTCTTTACGCTCATTATTATCTTCCTCTCTGCTGACATTTTTCAGCTTTTTAACGATACTTTTTACCCATGAAGCCTCGGTGTTGATCTCAGCGTAATTTTCAAGAATTGAGATAAGCTCCATGATGACAATGTAGATGAAAACAGCGATTGCCGTGACAGCACCGGTCACACTGGCAAGAACATCGCTTTCATAGTAGCTGCCCAGCATACGAATACCAATTTCAAGGCCGCAGGCGGTAGCCATAACGATAAGCTCTCCCAGCTTGTTAACACCGCCACGGCGCATTTTAGTGCTGTTGAGCTGATTGGTGACATAGCCTTTGATTATGCCAGTGGCGAAGTCAGCTAAAGCCAGACCGAGAATGATAGATATCATAATAATATACTGCATTACGTCACCGCCTTATTGCTGATTTTCAGTGGATGTAGTGACCGGAGTGCCTTCAACCATGTACCACTCATGCCATGTGCCTGATGCTTTCCGCATTGTATATGTTCGCGACAATTCGTTGGATGCTATAGGAATCAGTTCCACAGCCGCAGTGGTTGCACTATATACATAAATATTAACAAAACAGTTAGCATTTATAGGACTGTCAGAAGGGTTTGATACATTCGCAATGAACGCCGTATACACACCCCTTGATAGCGAATCCACATAATCTCGTATTGTGGTCGATGATGCGATGTTAGGTAAGAGTGCGTGCAATTCAGATTCGATTTTTTCATAAAGCAATGATATATTGTTTTTATTAGTTTCGATTTGTGTGACATCTGTTGAAGTAATCCCACTGTTTACAGCTGCGAGCTGTTCTGTGGTGAGAGCGTTCTGTTTACTGTCGTCGGCAGCTTCTCTTGCTTCGGATTCAGCAGCTATGGCAGAGTTGAGCGCCGATTGAACTGCCGCAGAAACAGGCTTATCAATATCGGCAGTATTATCAACATTTGAAAGACCGACCTGAGCCTTAGTTACCTTGTGCGGATTACTCCTATTAGCCTTATGGTCAGTTATCATATTCCGTGCGACGCCGTCTTCGGCTTCACCAGCCGGGACAGCGGAAGCCCTGGCAGCCTTAAGCATTTCATACAGGCTCGACATTTGAAACCTCCTCCTTATCATGGACTTTGCCGGTAGTTTGATTGATCCACTCTCCAGCGCTGTTCAGACCGTAAAAATCTCCTGTGCTGATATCCCAGGCGACTGATCCCATTGATAGCCTTTTGCCGGGGTAATCATCAATGCCCGGAAGATCAGCGGCGGTATCACACTCGATCTCAGCTCTGATGAGATTGCGGTTGTCCTCCTGAACGAAGCTGACAGTTATCTGTGAACGGATTCTGTTCATAATTTTACACCTCACTTAAAAGCACAGTAGCCGTTGCTGAAATACTCTTCACCGTCTATGCTGAATCTGCCGATAATACCACGATACTCAGTATAAGTCAGGATAAAGGCGTCCGGACAGTAAATCTCATTAGGCATAACAATTGGAGTGAGAACATTCATAGAAGCCTGATTTACAAATTTGATAGCATCTGATAAATTGTAGGTACTGTTTGCAGCATACCAATATGAAAATGTACTGCTTGCTACAAGGTCAGCTGCCCAGAGACCTACAGAATAGCCTACAGTGCTTTGAGACGGTCTATCCATAGCAATAAGACAGGTATTTCCTGCACTCGATTTACCGAAGTAAACAAATTTGCCTTTGGAATTGATCTCAGTTGATTGATTGATCAGGAGTAAACCATTTTCAAGTACATAGCCGTGTGTAAAGACGAAGCCGCTCATGCTCGCATTATTACCAAGCTGAGGCATAGCTATTTTGCCTGTTGAGGTTATAATTTCGATAACATCTGTCTCCCCGATGCAGCATTTGATATAATTGCCACTTAGTGTTATTGTGTCAAAATATTCCGTACCATTTTGCTGGAGCCATTCTAAAACCTCAGTTTCAAGGCCGCTGCCCCATTCTGTTGATGTAAAAACTGTTTTGCTTTTTATCATTCTTCCTCCTCCTGAAAATCGACCACCTCTGCAAAGAGAGGCTCAATGATTATTTTACTGTTTATAGCTGGCACATTGCCGCCCTGCTCAGGCTGAACATAGCCGACATTTATGCTGAATCTCATATCATTTTCAATAGTAAATGCAAAGTTCATTTAAACTGCTCCTTTCGCAGCTGAAACTATATACAGCTTACCGGCAAGCTTCCGGCGGCTGAGACCGTCTGCACCGATGAACCTGAAATGCAGAAGATAAGTTCCTTCGGACAAAGCTGTGTCATTGCTGGTGAGAGTTACGGCAAAGCCATTTTTCACGGCGGTGCATTCCTTTGTGAAAACCGCTGAAGAAGGGTCGGTAAAACGTGAAGCTATCAGCTGCATACGGCAGTTTTCCAGGCTGTCAGCCTCGACCTCAACAGTGAAGGTCGGAAGCGTGTCACCGGAAATACACTCCATATCCGGCATCTTATCATAGAATCTGAGCATTTACATACCACCTCCAAAGACTTCATTCCATAGTGCGCTTATAAGAGTACCAGTGTCATAAGTATTACCGTTCCAGTTGAATCTAAGTGCATCAGCATAAACATTTCCGCTTGCTGAAACATCGCCGCTTGAAGAAATATTTCCGTCTGCATGAACAGCTCCCCCGGCATAAACAGTACCCTTAGAAAATATATCACCGGTCGAAGAGCTGACGGAGCAGACCGATTCGCTTGCTGAAATACTGTCATAAAAATATATAGCGCCAGCCTGGATAACAACCTTTTTATCAATGCTGCTATTAGTCAGCATCAGCTGCAAAGGAGTAAGCTGAGCTGTCCATTCTTTACAGTGCAGGGTTATGGCATCGTAGTTTTCAGAATCAGTCGTCATATTGATTTTACCGCCGGTGATCTCGATCGCCTGAGCCTTGACAGTTCCATTCGGAAGCACTCTGAACGTACCGCTGCCGTTATTAATGCTCATGCTCGAAGCAGATACATTCCCGTCAGTATCAACATGGAAGGTGCCGCTGCCGTTGATGATCTCCAGACCTCGCAGAACACCGGCTGTGATGAAGTCAGCGACAATAGCGCCGTTCATAGTCATAGCTGTGCCGTAGGTACCGTTGTAGCCGGTATTTGAATAGCCGAAGCCTCCTGAATTCCACCGCCAGACCTTTGATGCGGTCGATTTGTCAGGGGTATCCATTATGCAGATCTCGTTTTCATTGACAACGACATATCCATTGATACCGGCTTTTATAAGATCAGTTGCAGTAGCTTTAGCTGAAGCAAGGATATCCTGTTTTTGCTTTGGCATTTCGTACTCAATGAGCTTAGCAGTTCTGACAGAAACATCAGTAATACGCTCAGCTCTGTCACCGATCTCGACTGTAGGCTTATAGGGTTTATAAATATCAACGGTACGCTTCATAAGCCGCAGGTCTTCGTCAAGTCCGATCAGAGAATTCCTGAAATGATAAGTATTTCCGGCTCTTAAGCTCTGTTCCGAAGGGTCAAGGACTGATAGATCAAGCACCTGACCGGCATAAGCTTTTTTGACACGGTTATTGTTCAGGAGATATTTTTTTCCGGCAGCCAGGAGGTTTTCCGGAAGAGTGATATCATCAAAAACAGCGGTTCCAACTATGATCCCGTATTTTGCAGCAGCAGCTTCATCGTCAATGTAAAGCTTGCCTTCATTGACAGAGGATATATCCAGTCTTTCAGCGCTTTCGCCGGGGTCAGGCTGATATCCTAAAGGTATTAGACGTGTGATGATGTTTGAAGGATCTGTAGAAGCTTCGAGAGACTGGATATTTTTTGCCAGCTCAATAGTTGTGCCGGAATTGATGCCGTACCGGGTAAGGAAGTCAAGAACCAGTCTGCCGTCAACCTTTCGGATACGGATCTCGCCGCCGATGCGGTCGATCAGATTGACCTTGATCTCTTCGAGAGTATTTCTGTAGGCAGTTGTTTTGCTGTTTGTATTGTCACCTGAAAAATCACAGCTGCCAAGATAAATATGTTTTTCCTCAGAAGTCTGAGCATTGTGATTTTCAAGGAGTGCGCTGAGAAACTCTGTGACCGTGCTGCTTTCATAGTGGTGATAAGGCTGAACGCTGTCACAGAGATAACCGAGACAGCCCTCACAGATGCAGGACTTGTAAACCTTTCCGGCAGCAGTCATTTTTTCGCCGGAGCGCAGCAGCGGACCTTCAAACTCGATCTCATCAGTCAGAGTGTTCAGCACCTCGATGACCGTTTTCCGGTCGCTTAGTCCTTCGCTGAAAACCGGATTGTCAGGCAGTATTGAAAATTCAAAGGACGATATCTGATTGACCTCTTCTGCAAACTGACCAGAAGCAAGCCGGACACTGCTGTCAGGATCAGGCTCGTGGATAACCGTCCTTGCATTGCCGTTTACAGCTGTTATTCTGTACATCAGTATACCTCCTCATTGCCGCCTAAAACGTCGTTTAAAAATTCTGCCCAGCCTGAAACTGAATTCTCATATTTACCGCCGGTAGAGATCTCGGAATAAAACCTCACGACCAGTGAAGCATCAGCAGCGGTGATAAAGCCGTCCATATCCGCATCCGCCAGCAGTTCCTGCTCAGGTGTAAGACCTGAATCCTGACCGGTGCTTATCCTTGTATAAGCCTGCATTATCGCTGACGCATCAGAAGCATCGACTATGCCGTCGCCGCCTATATCCGGGAACCGCACAGTTGAAACATTATACCGCCGCTTGTGAGGACGGGGCTTCATAGCCGGTGCAGCTCTGAAAACCATATCAAAAGTATATATTCCGTGATTTTCATTGAAGCTCACTGACGGCTCTCTTACCTCGAAATAATAACCGGACAGCATATCATCATACAGGCTTACCCGGTCAGACCAGTGCAGCCAGTTTAAAATACTTACAAGCACGTCCTCAGCCTTGCCGATGTGCCTTTCTATAAGCTCAAAACGATAGGTCAGCGTGCGCTCATCATAGCTATGAGAACCGTACAGTCCGCTGAAATCATAGGTTACATTTGAATACGGAACACGCTCAGTATAGTCGTCCTTCTGAGCAGAACCGATGGAACGTTTCAGCATACGCAGACCGAAGTCACGGGTGTGTCTGCCGTTCACAAAAATGCCTTTTATCATGTAGTAAGCCCCCTTTGTTTCAGCTGGATATCAATGCCCTGCTGCCTGTCGATCTCGTCAGCGATAATGGTTTTCACGCCCTCGGCAACGACCTCTTCACCTACAACGAAGCGTGCATTTATAACGATCTCCTGAGAGCTGTCTGCGGCAGTTCTGCTTTCAGGGATATTATTATAGGTGATGCTGCTGTTAACGACCTCAGAAGCTGCGGCAGGTGCTGCAAATGAGCTGCTGAGATCCACAGACCGAGCGCTCAGAGCTGAGAATGCAGAGCTGTCGATCGTTGGCTTATGCGGCAGGATATCGTCATCAGTTTCAAGCTCAGGCATATCAGCATGAACAGTAATATCCGGAATATCAGGAACAGAAAGCACAAGTTCCGGCAGTTCAGGCTTTGGGATATTAAATTCAGGAATTTCAAGCTCAGGTGCAGAAAGCTTTATCTGCTCAAAGGCTGCGGCTGCATTTCTGCCGATTTCCGGTATTTCCTCAGTGAAGCCGACACCTATACCCTGAGCTATATATTTACCCACCTCATCACGCATGAGCTTAGACGGTGAAGCGATACCAAAGGCTGATTTGAAGCCGTTTATAATGCTTTTGCCAAAGTCGGATATTTTATCTTTCAGCCACTGCCCTGCACCTGTGATACCGTTCCACAGTCCCTGAACGAGATTTTTGCCAGCCTCAGCCAGCTTGGACGGCAGTGAGGTGATACCGTTCACAACGGAATCTGTCAGATCTTTAGCAGCGTTTTTACCTTTTTCTTTCAGGCTCTTAGCCCAGTCGATGACCTTGTTCAGAGCCTTGTCAAGAAAGTCCCATATCTTCCCCGGCAGTTCACTGAAAAAGCTCTTTATATTTTCAAGGAACTGACTTGCAGCGTTCTTAGCCTTTTCCGGAGCTTCACTGCACCACCCTGCGATATTGCTCAAAGCATTGCTCAGCATATCACTGATCTTACCCGGAAGCTCATCAAGAAATTCCATTGCACCGCTGACAAGCTCAGAAGCTCCCTGCCTGATATTGCTGAGAGTATCAGAGAGCCAGTCTTTGATAGTTTCCCAGCCTTCGGAAAGTGTTTTACTCAGCCATTCCGTGAAGGTTTGCCAGAGCTGAGCCATGCCTTCTGCCAGCTTTGCATTGATCTCAGGAATAGCCTTGATAAGCTCCATCAGCAGCGTTACAGAAGCCTCTGCAAGCACCGGAGCTGCCTGAATAAGAGTATCAACGATAGCCTGGATAATCGTCGGCAGCTGCTCAAGAAGAGCTTCAAGTATTACCGGCAAAGCGTCCACAAGTGCCGAAAACAGCTGCACAGCTGCTTCAACAAGCTCCGGAAGATGTGAAAGCAGAGCATCTATCATTCCTGTGTAAAACATCGGCATAGCATCTGTTATTGCACTGATGATCACCGGCAGTGCATCAGTTATTGCGCTGATGATTATGGGCAAAGCGTCAGTTATCGCCTGTAGCAGCTGAGGCAGCAGCTTCATGACAGTGTCGATGATCTTAGGCAGTTCCTTTGCCAGTACTGAGATAATTTCCGGCAGAGCATCTACGATCGCCATGAACAGCTTCATTGCCGCAGCAAGTATCACAGGCACGTTTTCAACAAGAAAGTCTGCCAGCTTCTCAACTATTTCCAGAGCTGCATCTATTATCAGCGTTACATTTTCAGCAAGAGAATCTGCGATCCTCTCAATAAGCTGAATTGCAGCGTCAATTATGACCGGTATATTTTCGGCAATAAAATCCGTGATCCTCTCAACAAGCTCAATTGCAACATCGAGCAGCAGCGGAATGTTTTCCAGAACTGCATCTGCCAGCCCCTGCATTATTACAAATGCCGCATCAAGAAGCTGCGGAATATTATCTATCAGCACCTGAGCTATGAGATCCAGAGCATTTATCGCATCACCGACAAGCTCCGGTAAATGCTCAGCTATGGAATCTGCAAGGGCTGAAACTATATCAAGTCCAGCCTTTAAGATATCGGGAAGAGAGCCGGTCAGCCCTTCTATCAGCTGAGATATACCCTTAGCAGCAGCATCTAAAAGCTCAGGAGCAGCCTGAGCAAGACCCTGTGCAAGAGTGGTGATGATCTCCATGCCTGCCGTCAGCACCTGTGGAATAATAGTGAAAAAGGCATCAGCTATTTGTAATCCGATATTAAGAGCTGTATCAGAAAGTGCAGGAATATTTTCCGTTATTCCGTCAAGGAGAGCAGTCAGCAGTGATACTCCGGCACTTATCATATCAGGGATATATGAAACAAGATCAACTATAGCTTTTGAGATGATGCCGCTCATCGAAGAAACAAGCTTTGTCAGACCGCCGATTATTATTTCAACTCTTGGAAGAATATTTCCTGCTGCTGTGGCGGCACTGTCAACAAGTTCATTTATAAGGTTATCAAAATCCTGCTCATCATCAGCTATACCAACAAGAACGTTTTTCCAAGCGGCACCTAAAGATGCAAGGGAGCCGCTTATTGTCTCGCTGGCTTCCTTAGCTGTAGTTCCTGTTATACCCATTTCAGTCTGGATAACATGGATCGCTTCCACAACATCTGCATAGCTTGAAATATCGTAATGAATGCCGGATATAGCCTCCGCATCGGACAGGAGTCTTTGCATTTCAGATTTTGTACCGCCATAGCCGAGCTTCAGATTGTCAAGCATGGTGTAATTCTGCTTAGCAAAGCCCTGATATGCGTTCTGGATATTCTCCATAGAGCTGCCCATTTTATTAGCATTGTCCGCCATATCAATGATAGCCATATCTGCGGTCTGAGCAGCTTTTACAGTATCTCCTTCAAGAGATGCGATAAGTGCAGCAGAGAAAGAAGTTACAGTTTCCATGTATTCATTCTGTGACATTCCAGCAGTTTTATAGGCAGCAGCAGCATTTTCAAGCACATCGTTCTGTGCTTGCAGAAGCCTGTCATATTCGCTTTGGGCTGAATCTACAGTTTTGCCTATACTTTTCGCATATTCTTCAAGGCTCATATCCTGTGCCCCGAACAGAGTAGCAACTCCGCCTGTAAGCTGTTCATAATCAGCGTAAGCGTCCAGAGCTTCCTTTCCGAGGACAGTCATAGCACCTGCTGCTGCTGTAACAGCGGTGCCGACTGCCGCCAGACCTGTCTTAGCTAAATTTCCAAGCCCTGAAAGTCCAAGCTGAAAACCGGATTTATCTATTGCCGTATCAAATTTCAGAGTACCGTCAAATACCATTTTCGGTTCACGCTCCTCGTTCCGCATTACGAATTATGAATTATGAATTTAAAAAAACTGAACCTATATCCTCGTCATCCAGTTCAAAAGGCAGTGCGTAGAGCTGTTTCAGACGAAGTATACGTTTGCGTTCAGTATCGGACTTTATCATACCGGGGTCAATGCTCCTGTAGGCAATGCGCTTCATGATCTGAGAATCATCCGGCAGAGCTGAAAACAGCAGTCTGAATCTCCACCAGTGCATTTCAGCAGCCAGCAGGTCGATACGGTAAAACCGCATAAAATCACCAATTATGCAGCCAGCATCAATTTTCCAGCTTATGACAGGCGGAGCGGCGACCGGTTCATTTTCTTCATTGTCAATATCCTCCGGCTTATCAGGCTCCAGCTTCTTTGCCCTGTAGAAGCCGCACAAACCGTCCACAAGTTCACTTGTGATTCTGTCCGGTTTTTCCAGAAGCCAACCGGCCATCAGCAGAAGCTTTTCTTTCTTTGACAGCTCCTTGTCTTCGAGCATATCGGCGAAACGAAACCATTCCCGGAAGTCAGTGATTATCGGGTATTCTCTGCCGTCAGCAGTCACTGTCTCCGGGAAAGGCTCATAGAAAGCATTTATCACTTTTTCTTATTTACCTTCGGAGCGTATTTCGCAAGCCGGTCGGTCTGAGCTTTGAGGCTGGCAGTGATCTGCCCTTTCACAAAATTAAGAAAGCTGATGTAAACCTCGTCATAGGCTGAAATGCTTAAAGGAATGCCGCTGAAAATTTTCTCAGAAGCCCCCTCTCCGAAAATACGGTCAAAAAGATCCCGGAACAGCTTGCAGTAAGCTCTTATCTGATCAGAAAATCTGCCGTCCCTGGGGATATTATTCTCCTCTTCGCCCATGAGCTCAAAGGCATTTTCATACCTTTCCATTACGTCAGCGTTGTCAAGGTCAAGCTCAAGGCACTGACCATTGATCTCCCATTTCGGGTTCATAGTTAACCTCCTTGTTCAGCTTTGTTTCATTTTCTGGAGTGACACCGGAAAGCTTCATAGTGACAGGCGTTTCCGGCTCAGCTCCGGGCACCTACTCTGATATGGTCACGGTCTGCCAGTCATCGGAGCTTGAAACAGTGACCTCAGACTGTTCACCTCTGGCTTTGAGGCTGCCGGAATAGGTGTAAATGTTGATGTTGTCGCCCTCTGCATTTGGGATAACGGAGTAGTCACGCTTAAAAGCTTTGCCTGAAAATGCACCGCTTGATTCAGATGCAAGAGTGGTGTCCACCAGAATTATCGTGCGGACAGCTTCATCGCCCAGCTTTTCGCCGTTTGTGATGCTCACCATATCAGCCTGAACAGGCAGGTCGGTGTGCTTGTCGAAGGCGTAGTCATATGCCGGTGCAAAGCCTACAACATCAGTCTGCTGGAAAGGCTCGTCAACATACTGGCGGCTGTACTCAATAGGATTTTTGCTGTGGGAAAGCTGAGTGAACTTTTTCATTCTTGTGTAGGTCACATTGCCGTTTTCCCCCGGCACGCCGTAAAAAGCGAGTATCTTGTGTCTTTCAACTATCTTTGGCATTTAATTATTCCTCCTCATAAAGTAAACGTAATTGTATCTGATACCTTGCGGTATTTGTATCGGCTGCGAAGGCATAGCCCCGTGTCAGGACTTCGATGCTGACCGGTTCTTTTCCGGTGCCGAGATCGGGAAGCTCACCTTCATCGTTCTGCTGTTTTATCCAGTCCTCGAAATTCTCATAGAAGTCAAGGTTGCTGAGGTTGACGGCGATATCCTCGCTGAAAAATTCCCGGCTGGCGAACAAAAAAAGGAACTGCTTCATACAGCTCCCGTCAATATATTTCTTCACAACCGGATCACAGGGAACCGGCTCAATGGTATATTCCACCGGGTCATTTCCAAGGATATCTATCAGCAGGCAGCCGTCCTTAAGCTCCGGGAAACGCAGAATATATTCCCGGAGAGCTTCTGCAACAGTTTTTCTCATTATAGATTCTCCATGACTGATTTAATGATATCTTTTTTCTGGTCAGCCTTCATTCTGTCCAGCCAGAAAGCTCCACGCCTGCCGCCGGAAAAACCCTTGTTAGTGTAGTATTCACGTCTTGCTTTCGGCTCTGTATTGATGACGATTCCTGGAGACTGAGCGGAATGAGACCTGCTCATTTTTCCCCGGTTTCTGAAACCAGGCATCGCAACAGGAGTATAGTCTTCAAGCCTTTTTATTACCTCTTCATCAACGATATCCTGAGCCTTTTTGAACATTCTGTTCCGTGAGCCCGGAACCAGAGACAGCCCCTTAAAAATCAGCATAAAATCACCCTAAAATAATTTCAATATGTCTGACCTTTTTTGAACCGAAACGCAGGTCTTTTACTGACATCACCGTCAGAGCTTCAACAGGCGGAGCGTCGGAATTTATCACACTGATAACAGCCTTATCTGATATCTTTGGCAGATAGTCAGTTGAATTTTCAGGTATGCTGACGAAAATGCTTCTGTCGGGCTGACGGTTTTTCCCGTCAGTCTGAGACTGCGCCGGCTGCCAGTATACATCACCTGTTTCATGCTTTATCCAGGCAGGAGCTTTGTTGATTTCGATTCTCTCGAAGATCGTCAAACCTTTGCAATTAGTAAACATTATTTCCTCCGTAGATATCCAATGCGCCGTAGGTCTGATTCAGCAGACCCAGGTCACGCAGCTCGCTCTTAAGAAAATACAGCGACTGACCGGCATTGAGATAGGTCATAGAAATGCTGTAGCTGCCGTTGGTCTCTGAACCCTGAGAGATCATTGATCTGTCGTCACTGACTGAATCCAGCGCACGCACTACAGCCTGCACAACAGTGTCTTTAACGACCGAAGCAAAGTCCTCACCGGTGTCTTTGTCAGCGATCATAGCGTCGATGTTTTTGCCGTATCTCCGGGCAGTAACTCTCAGCTGAGCAGAAGCAGAGGAGAGCAGTGTTTCAGCGATCTGACATTCCTCATCAGTCAGATTTCTGCCTCTTGCGATTATGTCACTTGCGCTTGCGTACACTGTTCCGCTCATTTCTCTTCTTCTCCTTTTCACCGTCATTTTCCGGAGTTATCTCTTCCCAGTCAGGAGAGATAAGCTCCGAAGGAATGTCGATAGTTATGCCGGTTTTCTTATTCCTGTAGATCATGAAGCGGCAACGATGCGCACAAATGAGCTTTGGTCAAGTATTCCCCAGCCAATGAAAGCCTCAGAACGCAGCACGATCTGGTTTTTCTGCTTAAGATCGCCGAGGCCGTCAGGATCACCGTAGGGAATGATCTCGAAGGTCACGTTCTCAGCATAGCCCCAGCGGAAGGCATTTGCAAAGTCACCGACAATGGCTCTGTCGGGGCTGTTTCCGAAGCTGACGGTATTGTTGATATCAGCTGTCATTCCGCCGAAGGTTCCGGGATTTGCACCGAAGCGGTATTCAGGATAAATCGGAAGATTTGAATCAGTTGTCTTCATTGCACCGAGAGCAGAACCGAAGGCAGGAGCCATAGCAATTCCTGTAACGATACCGTCAGCAGCCTGTATCGGAGCGACAGCAGAATCCACGTTGTCATCAGGTGCAGAGGCATTGTAGGTGACAGTTGCGGCAACTCCTAAGTCAAAGCAGTTATTGCCGATGAACTGTGTGGAAGCCGTATTGTCAGCAGGGTTTACGCCGTGAATAGCAGCGATATCCAGCGCCCGGGCGATCTTCTTTGCAAAGCCGTCAGAAAAAGCTTCAAAGTAGGGCAGCTGTTTTTCCTCAGACATCTTCACGAACTCATCAGTAAGTCTGTGCTGATACACAAACTTGATAGGCTTGATCGAAACTGTTCCGAATGAAGCGTTACCGGCTGGTTTATTTCCGCCCTCACCGACTATTGAAGCCTCACCGTCCATTGAAAATGTGAAAACGTCTATACCTGCAAAGGGAATAGGCGTGCCGCCGCAGAGCTTGGCAAGAGTTGAATGACCCTTGACCTTGTTGAACATATCTGTGATAAGTTCCGGCTTAAAAAGTGTACCGGTTGTAGTAGTTGTTCCCATGAATTTCCTCCTTAATTGTTATTGATCTCATGGAGCATTTCCAGCTGAGCAGCAGTTCTGGAGTTCCCGGAAGCTGCATCACCGGAAGTTCGTGGTGTGGGCTTAAGCTTAGGTGCAAGGAATTTTGCGAAAGACTCAGCGTCCTTGCGAATATCCTCTTCTGTCTCACCGGAGAGCCTTTCGGACAGCTCAAGGGGTATGCCAAATTCACTGGCAGCCTTCATCTTGACAGCCCTCGCTTCGCTTACCCTGCATCTTTCATTGAGCTGGCTGACCTCCTCCGGAGAACTCCAGCCTTCATAAGCCTTTTTGGTGTCTTCAACAGCAGCGTTGATACGCTCCTGAACCGCTGCATCGAAGTCCTCCTGAGTAGTGATAGGTGTGAAATCACTTTCCATTTTCTTCCCTCCTTCAATGTTGAATTTCTTTGTTACACCGGCATTTATCTGTGCCGGAACAGCTACAAAGCTCCATTCATACGCATCGGTGATATTGTCCAGCATTGTATAGCACAGCCTGTCACCGTACTGGATCCCCTTAGTATGCGAGCATGAAGCAGTATTCAGCTCACAGCCGCAGACTGAGCATTTCTTACTTGCAGCACTGCATGAAATGCTGACCTCTTTTTTGATACCGCCGTCGATCTCAGTAATGAGAGTGCTGTTTTCGTCAGTACGCACCATGTAAGCTGAGGCTTTCAGGCATTTGTACGGCTGACCGTATTTTGTAAGCCGTGCAGTGTCGGTAACTATCTCAGTATCATATATTCTTGCACTCTGATTGGCTGCGGTGGGAGAATGGTCAAAGATGCCGGTCTTACCTATAAACAGACTTTTAAGCTGTTCAAGTGCGGCATCTGAAAAACATTCTCCGTCACGGTCAATGTCGTTATCGCAGAGAATGACAGAAAATGTATACAGTTCATTTTCTGAAAACTCTCTCCGGGTAAGAGTATTGATCTTGTTCAAAGTTTCCTTATCCATAAAAACTCCTTTCAGTATTGAAATACCTGTTTTGAAACTTCCTTTGCACCGGCACAAATCCAGTGAGCCAGTGAAACAGCCTCTAACAGTGAAACGTCTGCGCCTTTGAGTATGGAAGAGTAGCCAAAACCTCCGCTGTTTCCGATAGCACGATGCTCACAGTTTGAAGCTGCCTGAGCAAGTGCAGGCTGCCCCATGTGGCATATCTGGCAGGCAAAAAGCTGCTTTTCAAACAGCGCATTAGCTTCGATAACATCTGAGGTTTTTGGCAGTATCGCAGCACATTTCACCTGAGCGTTGTTCATATCATTGACAAGAATGCTTTGATTGCCGGCACCGTCAATGCAGACCTTTTCAGCGTGAGGATTCCGCAGAAATGCAATTATCCAGTCATTGCCTTCTCTGACCGGGCGGCAGTCGATCGCTTCAACAAAAATCCTGCCGTCAGCTTGTTTTACCGCAGCTGCAAGAGAAACATTTCCTGTTGACTTTGAAAATTTCACACCGAAAAACAGCCTTGCCGGTTCTTTCAGGACAGGCTTTTCAGGCAGCAAAAAGCTGTCCCACTCCTTGCGGCTGATAGCTGATCTTTGCGAGTATCTCAGCCACAAACCAAGGCGCTGGATATTGTCGTCCACCTGATCGTCACCCAGCTCAGAGCGGATAGTTCGTTCAGTTAAGATCGTACCCAGAGACGGATTTGTCTCATACCAAAGCTCAGGATCGTGAGCGTCAGTAAGCTCCGGTACGCTCCATTCAGCCCAGCCGCAGTCCTGAGCGTTATCGCTGCCGGTTAGACAAGCTTTTCGATAGTTTAAAAAAACAGTGCCGGAGCTGACAGCCGTCGGCGGTGTTCCGCACATGAGGGTCTGAGGATTTTTGCTGTCGGTGACAACGTATTTCAGGGCAGATTCCTGATCGGCGGTGTACTCCTGCGCCTCGTCGATAATGAGCAGATCATACCCTTCACCAAGACCGCCGGTACTGGTTCGTGTCCGGAAATTTATAACTCCCTCGCCGTCTATCCACTCAATGTGTTCGAGACCGAACTGCTTAGTTGAGATAAAATCCTTGTCCTTTTCATAGCCAGCCTTAGCAAGCCGGTCGAGGATTTTCTCATAGGCGCTGTGAGATGTGGTAGTTCTGTGAGCGGTATACAGTACACGTTCACCGTGAGAAACAGCGTAAAGCGACCGCATTATGAGAATTTCGGACTTTCCGTTTCTTCGGGGAATACTCCAGCCGAACTTCATATGAACATACAGACCTTCACTGTTCACAGCCATGATATCTTCGAGCATGAGCTCTTGCCAGGGCTGAGCAGTTCTGCCGGAGCTGTTGTAGATCGCAGCAGCCTCAGAGCCAAGAGATTCCTCATACGGCAAAATGACCGATACTGTCGGAGACTGTCTGCCAAGCCTTTTACCGCTCATCAGTTCAGCTCCTTTCAGCTTTACAGAGTTTTCCAGTCGAAGGTCAGCGGCAGCAGCCGGTTAGAAACGATCTCCGGTTCAGAGCTGAGCTGCTGCTTAGGCACAAGCTTATCGGACTTCTGACGGTTGCAGCACATATGAGCAAGCTGCAAATTTGCGATATCAGAAGGGTGACCGCCTCTTGCCACGGGAATGATATGGTCGATGCAGGGGCTGAGAGGGTGAGGAAATTTGAAGCCGAAATCTACTCTTTTTCCGCATATGCCGCAGACCTCCTGAGTGGCATAGATCTTCTTTTTGTTGGATTCAAACTGCGCACGCTGCGGACCGTTGTGATCGGGGCGCAGGTTCGGCTTTGCCATTTTCTCACCTCCGTCAGGGTATAAAAATAGCACCTCACGGTGCTGTTTTGTCAATCTTCAAATTCATACCTGTAGTTATCCGAATGCTTCATCAGATCATCTTCTCTGTACATCATGTATTTTTCAAACTCTTCTTTGGTAAGGCTGCCGTGTATCTTATCCATAGCACAGCCGCTTGCCCTCAGCTGATCAGCCTGATAGAACAGTTCATCGTATGCTGCAAGGATAACCTTGTCAGTTTCTTCTTTAGTTGCCTTTCTCCAGTGTCTTCCCTCTTCGTCCCATGAATCAAGAACTTCACCGTTCAGAGCGTGTTTTATCTCTTCTTTTTCATAGCTGCAAGCTGTTCCAAAGGTTATTCCGCTGCCGTATTTCCCCATTTTCTCACCTCCTTCAAATGGGCATAAGAAAACCGCCTTGTTATGGGCGGTTTAATACATATTCAATAAAGTCATCATTTAGTTTAAGATCATATTTTTCAAAAAGATATGTTTCCTCATTTGTCCAAAAGTATTCCCCATCAGTGAAACATTCAACACTTTCTATTAAATTATGACCATTTACATAATCTTTCATAGCATGAGCTTGGACAACCTCCGGTTCATGCTGCTTTAAATAATTTAGAACAACTTGCTTTTCTTCGCAAAAAAAATGAATTCCAGAAGTTACAGGAGGGTCAGTTGGTTTTTCAGTTATTTCCCTATAAGCACATATTTCTTTCATTAACTATTCCTCCTTGGTACAAATTCAAGAAATTCTCCTTCACGTTTTAATCCTGTTTTATCTGATGAATAGTATTTACCATTTGTATTAATAGCTCCATATCTTGTAGGAGCATATACTGAAACTCCCATTTCATCAGATAACTGCTGAGCAAAACAATTAACTGTTGTTTCTGTATTGCCAGTGTGACATGAAATTAAAACTATTTCTTCATTATGATAGTCAGTTCTGTTTCGTAAAATGTTCGCCAATATTTTTGCATCGACTTCTTGATCATACAACATAACCGAATGATCCGTTCCGTGCATTGAAGTAATATATTTTTTTTCTTCAGGCGGGATCCTTTCAAAATATTCTGCTAATTTTCCATTAGCAAAGATAGGTTTATCCTGCTTTATACATTTCTTGATTGTCGCTTCCAGATCAAGATTCCGAGAATGTGCATTTGAGGCTACCTCTATTTTATCATTTTTGGAGGAAGCTGTCAACACTTTAGGCGAAAAACCTTTCGGCTGCTCGTCTGAGCTGAACTTCTTAGGCGGCTCAACATTCACTTCCTCAGCGACTTCCCATTTCTTCGTCCGCTGACCTTCCTCATTGACCGCACCTTTCAGGTTCTGCCGTGTCCGACCGTTCTCGTAGACTATCTCGCAGTTGCATTTATCATGCCGCCTGAAAACTCCGGCAGGAGCGTCATCGAAGGTGAATTTTCCGGAAACTTCTGAACACCAGGGACAGCTTGTACCGCTTCCTGTTCGAGTGATGTAACACTTCAAACCCGCATCACTGCGGAATTTAGCGTTTTGCTCGATGTAGTCATCGTGAAAGCTTTTGGAAATATTCTCGCTGCCGTTGGCTGCTCTGCGTTTGATGACCTCTTCCGCAACAGTCTTATCGACCAGAGAATGAGCAAGCTGCGCCGCACGTTCCTCCGGGAAAGGCGCCTGCTGGGGACGGATATGTATTCCTGCTTCACGATCAAGGTCAAGCTGCACCTGCTGACAGATCTGATTTATCCTGTCGTAGTTGCCTTTCAACAGCTCCATGCAGATCGCTTCACGGTCAGCTTCACTGATTTTCAGCACGTTGTCCCCGAAGACTTTGCCGAGTATTTCGGAGCTGACAGAAGAATAATAAGCCGTGTCAGCGAAGGTTCCCTTGCCTGAATTTATCCTCTTCATACAGGAACGCAGCCGTGGATCAGCAGCAATGCGTTCATCTACAAGCTTTTTTATGTCCATTCTGCATCACTTTCAAGACCGGTCAGACGGCGGATATTATCTTCTCCCATGAAGTCCGGAACAGCCTGATTGACCTTAAGTATCGCATCACCGATAGCACCGATCGCAGCAGCGTCCGGCTCAAATACCGGCAGCCATTCAGCCCTGGTTTTTGCAAATTTATAGCGGTCATAGGTTGCTCTGTCACGAATGCAGGCTGCAAGATAACCGGCATTCAGGAAGCTTACTCCAAAAGTCCGCTGAGCTTTTTTTGCCGTCAGTCTCAGCTGCTCATGGCTGGCACGGATAGCGTCATAGCTTGCCGGATTTGACGTAGTAAAGCCTAAATCATCAATTGTAAGTCCTGTTTCACCGGCAAAGACCGAAGCATAGGCTTTCAGCTGCTCGGTGAATGGTGTCATGCTCTGAGCCTGAAACTGACCGACAACAGGCAGCTCACCTTTTTCATCTCTCGATGCAGTGAAGAATGTTGAAACAGTTGCAGCTTTATTGTTGAACTCCGCAGCACTGGAAAGTCCAAGAAGATATTTCTGCGGAAAGCTGTAAAACTCCGCTGAAATGTTCATGCGCCTGAAAGTCCGCAGAACGTCCTGAGTGATGTTCATACAGGCTCTTGTGATGCGTGAATGACCGAAGGGGCGTTTTGCATCGGGACGGTAAATGACCGGCACAAGAAGTGCAAAGGGAGCGGTATGAGTAAACTGATCTTCAAGCCTGCCGTTGACGTAGTAATCCGTCTGTCCAGGTCTGAGATAGACCTCTCTGACCGGCTTGCCGTGCTGATCTCTTTCAAGCACAGCATAGCCTTCGGTCAGCATTTTCGTGACCGGGTCGATAATGCCGGTAGCGTTGCCGCCGTCAACGACTTCAAGAGTGGGATAGCCGTCAGCATTCCAGCCGATGTAGATGAAGCTGCAAGCGCTTATCATTGCTGAAAGAACAGAATCGTCAAAGAGAATATCGCTGTTGTTCAGGGCAAAAATTTCACCGATGTAAAAATCGTCATTGCCGAAGCGGTCGAACACGATTCTGTCCGCAATGCTGTCAACAGCCTTTGCACACCAGCCTAATGCTGCTGCAAGGAACTTGAATTCCTGCGGTATTATGCTGCTGAGGTCGTTTACAGACGACTTCATGTCATAGTATTTGTACCGCAGATTCACACGAACTGCTTTTGTGCCGAGCTTTCGTTTCAGGCAGTCAAGTCCATATTCCAAGTTGATTCACCTCTTTCAGCGAGATATTTGAGCAGTGACGCTGGATTGCTTTGGCAAAATTCCGCAGGGGTACCCCTCCCCCCTCAGCCTGCCTGCCTCGTTTCCATAGTACAGAAATACCGCCTCAGCTGAGACGGCATTCTGCATTCGTAGGGGGTTCACCAAATGTCAAAAGCTGCAATTGGGTGCAGAGACTGGACTTGCACCAGCGACCTTCAGCTTATGAGGCTGACGAGCTGCTTCTGCTCTACTCTGCCGGAAAGCGGCTGAGAATGAACTCAGCCGAAAATGAAGAACTTATATCAACGTTTGACCGGAATCTTATACTATCATTTTACTCATATGCTTTGGACATTACAAGACATTTTTGGACATAGTTTTTCAATTGCCTTTGCAGTTTTAGCTTTGACAGTATTTGGGTGATAATGCAGCAGCTCAGCTGTTTCCTCGATAGTGTGAAAGAGGATATAGCGGTGGATAAGAACCGTTTCAAGGTCGATATCATTAAGGCTGCGGATAGCTCTCCAGACCTGAGAAGAGACCTCAGCTGCTTCGGCTCTGAGCGCAGCTGCTTCAAGCTCCATATCCGCAAGCCTCATGAGAGCGTTTTCCGTGCCGTTAAAAGCCGTGCTGGACTTTCCCTTATCGTTACACTGTGAAGCTCTTGAAAGCCCCTGAGAGCGTTCTCTGCACTGCTGAATGAGACTGTCAAGGACCCTGATTCTTTTTTCAGCGTAAAAAGCTCGTTTGAGCCAGTGCCTGACTTCTGTTTCTGTCATTTGCTGCCACCTCCGGAATGTAAACCTTATCGTTCAGCTCTCTGCCGCTGATGAAATGCCGGGCGCTGATGAGTGTTGGGAACTGTCTGATCTCACCGTCTACGGTGCAGACGTAAGCGCCGGTGATGTTATTTCTAATCATAAAAGTAATGCTCATAAGACAAAAAATTTATCTCTATTATAATCAACTTCTGTGTAATAATCGCATTTGTTAGCTGAACTTGTATGTACATCTTGTCCGACTTGATGATGCCCATTTTCATCATCATAGCTATAATGACAGGTACACATAAATCCCCATATAAAATCGCAATTTATACAGTCTCTGCAGTTTTTCATGCTACTCATTGTCTTCACCTCCGTCCATTCTTGCACCGCAGCAAGGGCAGTAATTCAGAATTTCACGCCATTCATTCTCAATATAATTGCTTGTACTGAGACTGAGACCACATTCACTGCACTCCACATAGGCATCATATCCCATAGTATCACATCGCCAGGAACCACGCTTAACCGGCTTAATTTCCTCCGGAGAAAGACCGATATCCTCATATGCACCAAGCCGTTGCACGGCAGCATATTTGTTCACACCTGGTCCAGTGCAGTAGTGAGAACTTCGTGTTGCATCGCCTTGGGTCTTGTAAGTCAGTCGTTCATTATTCAACATTTTCATCTATCCTTTCTACCAGTTGACCGTATCATCAACGGCTTTTTTCTGTTCTTCCCTGGAGCGGCGAAGGTACAGCTGAGTCATGGTGAGACTGCTGTGACCGAGGATATCCGCCAGCAGGGAGATATCGTTATTCCGCTTAAGAAACTCTATTGCAAAGAAGTGCCGGAAGGAGTGAGGGTGCATGACCTCAGCCGGAATGCCGTAGCGCTTTGAGAAAACCTGCAAGGCATCACGGACACCGCCCCGGCTCAGAGGTTTCCCACGATAATTGACCATGATCGGCGAGTTATCGGAAAGCTTATCGATCAGCGGTGCAAGCTCAGTTATCAGGGACTGTGGAAAGTAAATGGTTCGGACGTGAGCTTTTGTGTTCATGGTTACGCTGCCGTGAAGCAGGTCTTTTTTGGTAACTCTCAGAGCCTCAGAGATACGCATACCGGTTTTTGACAGAAGCAAAACATAGCAGACCCACCGCTGATTGCCGTCAGTTCTGAGACCGTTCAGAAGTTTGTCAAGCTGCTGCTGCGTGATGACATTGCTGATATGGGACTGTTTTTGTTCTTTGACGTGCTTCAAGGTCAGCGGTGAACCAGCGAACCGGCAGTATCTGAGCAGAGCAGTGATTCTGAGGTTTACAGTTTTCGGGCGGCAGGATTTTATAAGATCGTTCTTGTAGGCGATCAAGTTCGGCTTAGAAATTTCGCTGTAGCTGCGTGCGAAGTTTTCAATCCCTGAAACGTAGGTCTGAATGGTGTTAGGGGAAAGCTCTTCCTCCCACAGAAAATTTTTAAATCCTTCCACGTTTATCACGCTGATTCACCTGATTTCTCTTGATTTCATGTATAGCTGTTTCCGGCACTGTCCACCATAATTAGCATTATGGTGGGTAAATTTACTTTGTACTGTAAGCCGTGTTTATCTCCTCAGCCATGTGCCGGAAGGTGCGGTTAATTTTCTGGTTGATCGCCTCGTAGTAGCTGTGCAGCACTCCACGCTCAGCAAGTTCAAGCTTCATCTGCTCGATCATGACAGTCACGTCCGCCAGCTCCATGATGAAGCGATCCCAGTCCTCACCCTGAGCAGCTTCTACCAGCTCCTCACACTCTTCTACAAGCTTGTTCTGCTGCTGAGTGAAACCGTAATGCTTGTAGATCATTTTCAGCCTATCAGCCATAAGCGGATTAAGAATCATCGTCTTCACCTCCTGTCCACTCAGGCAGCTCCTGGACATTTTCTGCTACTTCTGAGAGCAACTTCTTTACTTGATCAAGTCTTTTAGGCTGCTGAATGTCATTAAAGAAAGCCATGTATCCAGTCCGTTCCTCAATTATTTTTGAATCCGGCTCAAGCTTTTTGTCCCAGTAGTAGAAGACAATTCCGTTTTCTTCTCCACGCCTGCCTTTATCCTTCTGTTTGTAGTGAACCTCACCATGCTTTATGGCTCTCCAGAACTCATGCTGATACTCAACAGTATCTGAATAGTCCGTATACTCTTCACAGCAATTATCTTCATTTATCGTTATTTCAGCTTTGGTGCAGAAGCCACTACTCCAATTTACGCAATTTTCCGAATAGCAAAATATCATTATTTTTACCTCCGTTTCATGTGATATTTTTTATGTATATCTTAACCTCCGGCTGCTCAGCGTAGAACTTCAACACTGTCAGCCTTACGATCTGCTTATCATCGTGATAGGCGACACCGTTCAGGGCATCGCAGACGGCTTTTGCGATGTTATCGCAGTCCGGTTTTTTAGTGGGAAAGACGTTTCTGTGGAGCATATCGCTTTCACGTTTAGCCGAAGCAGATGCAGGAACCGGGAAATACGCTGTTATCTGAATTTCTACAGCCTGCTCCTTGTCGAAGAATATCCCCTTGCACTGCCTTGCATATTCTGTTTTTACCAGCTGTTCATAGCTGACTGTTTTTTCTGGTGTATAAGTAACCACCCTGCTGCCATGCCTTGAAAAGACCGGTCTTTGCTTCCCCTGGGGAATTGTTTTAATAGAAAACTGGACTTCCATTTTTCCTCCTAAAAATTGTTAATAACAAATTTATATTTTTCAACATCGAAATAGTCACCTATTTTATATCCGTCTTTTTGAAGCCATAGCCTGATAGTGTTGTCGCAGTTGGCAAGCTCTCGTTTTTTGCTGTCACACCAAAGGCTTGCTTTTTCGATGTAAAGATCAGCAGTCTCCTGACCGAAGTCTTTTATCAGCTGATGATACTGCTCATCAGAAAGAAGAATATTCTGCTTGCTTCCGAAGCGCAGAAGAGGGGGTTCGTTTCTTCTTCTTTCATTTAATTTAATTTCATTTTCTTTACTTTCCTTTGTGGCATTATTGCTGGCATTAACCTGAGTTTCTGTGACATTAACCTGAGTTTCTGCAACAGAAACCGGATTTATGGGTACACTTTCAAAACCCTCCTGAAAGTCTTTTTTTTCAAGAAGGCAATATTCTTCAATTTTTGACTGTCTACGTTCAGTTGCTGCCAGGTACCGCTCCTGAATACTCCGGGAGGTCAATATGTTTCTCTGCATAAGCTCTGCTGAAAAGAGATTAATCTTAGCGAGATAAGAAATGACATCTTTAACAGTCTTTTTGTCCCTTGCCCAGCGGTTTCCCACCGACCTTATCATCATCGCCGACAGCTTGTCTAAGCTTTCAAACTTATAGAAATATCCGTTTTTGTAGACAAGACAAAGCAGGCGAATATATATAACTTCACCCAAAGGACCGTACTCATTTTGCAGGTCGAAGAATTTTTCATCTTCAAAAATGTCAGTATCCAAAGGAAAGTAATCAAGCCCCTTTTTTCTCGGTCGAGCCATTTGATCACTTCCTTATTATACCGCCTGCTCAGCATGACTGTTGAACAGGCGGTTTTTTCTTGCTTCTTGTATCAGAAGGGCAGTTCGCCGTCACAGAGAATTTCCTCAAACTCTTCGTTTCCATAGGAAAAGGAATTGCCTGTAGGCTGCTGTGGAGCAGGCTGTTCAGACTGCTGCGCCTGCTCCTTTTTGCCGGCAAATTCAACGCTGTCCACAAGCACATCAGTAGTGTAATGTGTCACGTCACTGTGGTTTCTGTCAGTGTAGCTGTCTGTCCGCAGACTGCCTTCAACCAGGATCGCCTGACCTTTTGAAAACCACTTGCTGACAAAGTCAGCAGTTTGTCTCCAGGCAACACAGCTGATGAAATCCGCCTGTGGGTGAGCATCTTTGTTATACTTTCTGTTGACTGCGACTGTAAACCGGCAGCAGCTTACACCGCCCTGAGTTTGTCTCAGCTCCGGATCAGCCGTCAACCGTCCGCAAAGGATCGCCTTGTTCATAGCTTTCACCCCTTTCATCATGGTCTTCTATAATAGACTCGAAAAACAACTCCGTTCAACACTTTTCCGTTGAATAAGCGGAAAATTTTTTCTGCTCTCTCAGCTCGATCACCAGCTCCCGAAGCAGCTGATTTTCTTCTGTCAGGAGCTGTATCCGTTCATCTTTCAGCTTACGGGTCTGCCTGCTCCGCTGCCGGAAGTCTGCCACACGTCCTTTCATGTGCAGCCTTTCCATTGTCTCAGCACAGTACGGACAGTACTTGATGCGGTTGTGTCTGTGCTGATTGAAATCAGGAGCGTCAGGGTCTGAGATCACCGCACCGCAGAGCTGGCAGTATTTTTTACTCATCATCTGCCCACTCCCCCGAAGTCCCCTGCTGTAAACTCTCCGTTATCGTTACCGTTTTCGTTACACCATAACGGGAAAGGCTTTCTATCCCTTTCAGCAGGGAAGTACGCAGCCGCTGACGTTCTTCGACCGCTATCGACAGCAGATACCGGCTGTTGTTGTCACTGCCGTTGATGATTATTTCGTGTCCCTTGCCGCTGCTCAGACTGTCCGGCAATTCAATTTTGACAGCCTTAAGGTGATGAAAACTGCAAACCTCAATGTCGGTTATCATCTGCTCGACCTGCTCCAGCTGGTCAACAATCTCCTTAAGTTCAGTCACTCCGTTGTATATCCTGAAAAAATAAATATCCTTCCGGTGGAGCCTTCTCCGACCGGTAACCCTGTGTATCGCATACGCTATTCCTGCGAACACACACAGCGATAAAATACTAATTGCCATGTGAACCCCCTTCCGGCGGTCACTTGTAACCCCTTCCGATCAGCCACGGTATCGCCCTGGCTTCAAAATCCAGTCTCTGTTCCCTGGATAAATGCGTTCCTGCTTTGCTGTATTTCTGACAATACAGTCTGTATAATCTCAGCACCACATGGTGACTAAGATTCAGCCTGAATCCAGTCGGACCGTCGAACCAGATAGATGTTTCTTTTCGTTCCGGCTGTTCTATGGGGTAGTTGCCCCGCCATTTATTACCCATTTGTTTTACTGTAGCAGCTGTAGCACATTCCGCCGCAGCCAGTTTTCACTTCCTCCGGACTTGCAAAGCTGCCGTCCGGGCGTTTTACTTTTTTGATTGGATTTCCACAGCTTGTACATATCAGCTCCGGAGCAGGTGCAGGCTGTGGAGCAGGCTCATAGTAGTACACGTCTGCCCCGACTCCCAGCGACTTGCAGGCTACACTCAGAGCGTCCGTCAATGCCATTTTATAGCACTCGTCAGACATATACGCTCCCTTCTGCTCCTTCACCACAAAGCCGCTTCCGCCTGTTCCCGGTATCGCATCACTCCAGGTTCCGTCAACTTTTATGTAAAGACTGATGTTGCAGAACGCTGCGATCTCTCCGTTTCCGCTCAGCTCCGTCCACTGCTTGTCTATCGTGTACTTCCAGCCAATGCCGCAGGCTCCAAAGACTTCCGTCAGCTTCTTTATCCGCCACATAGGATTGATGCTGGTCTTACCGCTGAGCCTTCCGCCGGTGATCTCTTTCGCTGCACTCTCCGGAACCTCTCTGCACTTGTTGTATATATCAAGATTGTCCATTATATGCACCTCATTGTGACTGCCCTGTAGTACCACTCCAGCTCCGCCGAAGTCTCGCATTTTCTCAGCACTTCCTCAGCTGTCAGCTGAACACTCAGCCAGGTCACATTTGAAATCCAGGCAGCTATAGCAGCTGCTTTTTCATGATCGTTCATTCTTGACATACTTCCTTTTTTGTGTTATACTTTTGGTGGTATATATTTTTTTGTGCTGCTGCCGTCGGTGTTTTTGCTGACGGTTTCTTTTTTTACAGCAGCGCATTGTACAAGTCCTTCATGATCGCTATGCAGCTGTCATAAGTGATATTGACAGTTTTCTTGTACCCGTTCATAAATGTGACATCAGCAAATTCAGCCATGATCTCTTCGTCTCTGCGATACTCGATATTCCTGACATCTGTTCTGCTGTACATCAGCAGCAGCGTTCCAAGTCCCTCGCAGAAACGTTCTTTGTTCTCACTCATTGGTCTCCCTCCTATTCCAGTTATCAACCGCTTTTATGGGCTTTGTATTAGCAGCGGCATTGTTAAAGCTAACTATAGCGCAGCAGCTCGGTTCCAGACATTGAAACATACAGAAAGGCGTTCTTAACAGACCTCTTGTGACACGAACCTTTCCGCCGCAAAACGGGCAAGCTTTGATTTTTTTCTCACTCACTGTTCTTTCTCCTCTTTAAGTCTCTCGTTGTACTCTAGTTCCAGCTCCTCAGCAGTGTCAGCGCCAAGCAGAAGCTCAGCCAGTACCAGCAGATCGTTAGCTGTACTCATGCAGCAGTCGCATCTGCAATTCTTGTTGTCCTCTGCTATTGTCATCAGCATAGAACGGATATAGAACTCGCACAATCCGTACTTCATGCTCTCACTCCCACTATGTACCGTTCACCGTAAATGTTGATAAGCTCTATCCGGTATAGTTTCATGATATTCTCAGCTCCTCTGTCATAAATTTAGCTCTGTCAACCTTGAAATAGTTGCAGATCATACGCATTTCACGCATAGTCAAGGTCTCCGGGTCCCTGAGCCTGGCTGCATATGTCACATCTGAGCGACCGATCAGCCGTCCCATTTCCTCGTTTGTCATGCTGCCCTGTACAAGCTTAAGGTTGCGGCGGAGGCGCTGAACCTCCGCTTCATGCTCTGTCAATGGTTTGATTTTTGGCATAAAGCTCACTCCTTTCCGTTTTTGTCTGATACCAGGATTCCGATGATCTCGAAGCTCAGCACGATCTGCAC